TAATTTTTCAAAAAAGGCTTTACTAAAGTATCCAAGGTCTGTAATAAGCAATTCATTTTTATCAATTAATGTAAGTAGTTTATCTGTATAAGTTGTATCAGGCCCAGGAGCTTTTGTTAATTCTATGCTCCCAAATAAACTGGATACTAAACTATATACACCTTGAATTTTTAAAGCAGATTTAGCATTGCTTCCACCTAGACCAGGCCATATATTTGATAATTTATCGGGCAAAGTAATTTTTGTGCTATCACATATTTTTACATCTTTAAACTGTGAAAAGATTTTAGTTGTTTTTGCTGTAAGCATGTTATTTATTGTAAGATGCATAGTCTCTTTAAATACTTCTTCCAAAAGTTTAGATGTTTTCTTTAATCTTTTATGGATTGCTACTTTACTAATTTGCAAACCAGGTTGTAGTGCTTCACACTTTGATGCAATTTCATTTAACGAAGGATTTGCTATATTTATTAAACCAAAAGTAAAAACTTTAACAAGAGTTTCTGGCATAAGCATTGTTCTACGCTTTGTAAAACCAATATTTTTAGCAATTTCCATTATTTTTATATGGTTTAAAAATCGAATTACGTTTATAATAAGTGATGAAGATATCTTCATGGGAATCTCTCCTTTGTGATTTGGTCGTCACTTAGAGATTCCCATTTTTGTTGTCTTTTTGCAAATGTAATTTTTACCTTGGTATAACTTGGCTTAAGTTAACGCCTATGATATAGTAGTTAGTTTTTTAAGAAGGTAATTATGCAATTTGCTCGATTGAAAGATTTTGGTCTAATCTTTTGGGACTTTTTAAAAGCCACTAGGAACTAGCTTCTAATGTTACGGTGGTGGCCACTGAGAATCCTTTTGGCTCATGTAAAAATAAGTTTTAGATTAAATAACCAAAAAGGATAAACAGGTTTATAAAAATCGCTCAAAAGGAAACCTCAGAGGCCACTTCCTTTCTTAAGTCTTATTGCCGTACATCTCATAGAAAAGAACAATTTAAAACCTTTTTAAAATAGGAAAATTCTTTCAGATTGCTAGAAAATATATATTTATTAATTTCTATTTATTAATTTCTTCCAGTGTATTTAATCTGCTTTCTAATTCATTTATTTTATCGGTGATACTATTCTTGTCTTCTAATCCATTATTTCCATAGGCAATATAATTGGTATCAGCGTCTATCATTGTAGGGGTTATAAGGTTTGGAGTAAAATCATTCCCTATTATAATTAATTCACTAACGCTATATGTTTCTAGTCCATAGGTTTGGGTCTTAGAATCAAGATCTATATCTACTGACTGGTTTCCAGATACTATTACTTTACTGGTATATGCCACCAAGATACCACTTTCAAAGTATCCATTATCTAATCTGCCATTACTATGAAATACGTTGTTTGTAATGTTATACTGTTTTCCGCCAATACATTTTATGCCATTTTCACCATTAAGACAAACTTGATTTGCATTTATATTAAGTCTTGATGAATTTTGGGCATGTATTCCTATCTTGTCATTAGAAACTATTATAGAGTCAAGTATATTAAGACAACTACAGTCAGTTAAGTGTATACCATGGCCCTCATTAAACTCAATATTACATGCAGATACACTATGGTCATGGGTATCATTTATTTCTAATCCACTACCATCATTTTGATGAATGTAACAATTGTCAATATTTATTTCATCTGTTCCTTCCCAAGTTTCATTGGTTACTCCTGTAAGTCTAAGGCCATAATTCTTGCAAAAGCATATTTCTGCCTTTGAAATAATAGAAAACTCACTTCTTTCAATATATACACCGCCATGGGGGTTAGTTTGATTATCTCTGTTTCCGTTAATGCTTATGTTTTCAAGTATAAATCTTGGGCTGTTGATTATATTTAAAACATTTGAATCTGAACCATCCATCAATTTAAGCTGACTACCCCATCCATCACCAAACATACGAAATTTTTCTACATCCTGTATCGTAAGACCTCTAACTAAATATATGCCCTTTGGGAAATATATAGATTCACCATTTTCCAATGTGTCTAATAAATTTTGAATTGCATCTGTGTCATCGGTTATTCCATCGCCCTTAGCACCATATTGTTTTACTCCTAGTATTTTTTCTGTTTTTGTATTTAAATCAATAATTTGAGATTCAACTGTCTCCGTTCTTATCCCAATATTTTGTGTAACTTTATCAAGCTCTTCTATCTCTTTTGTATTTTGATACAAAGAGGCTGTTAACTCAGTCATTCCTTCAGATAAATTTTCTATATCCTCAGCATTTTTCTTAACAGTTTCTGCAGTTCTTCCTACTCCTGCCAAGGAATCAATATCTATTTGTTCTGCTTTTTTATTTATTTCAGCATCAATAATGTCCATATTTTCATTAATATCCTGTATATTTATTTTATCTGTAGGCTTTGGCTTCTTTAGATTATAATTAGGAGTATTTTCCATGATATCACCTCACTTAAATATTTTCCAGCTGCTGCCATGTATGATTAGATGCCTTTTCCCAGGTAAGCTGAGTCACATCATCCCAGGTATTATGGGTATTTTTAGTATCAAGGGTCAATAAATTTACATCATGGTTAAAGTTATTTCCGCCTACTAGATTTACCTTGAAGGATATTTTTAAATCTGGATTCTTGCCTTCTATTTTCCAATTGGATAGTGACTGAATCATTGGATGACTTGTTAGGGCCTGAGATATTTCCCTTTTAACCTCTGCTTCTACAAAGGTATGGGGAAAATTATTTCCTATTATCAGGTCTTCTAAAATCACACCATATTCGTTTTTATCTTCTCTTTCATATACCTTGTATCTGTATTTTTCAGTTCTCAATGTTTTTTCTATCCATACCATTAAAGCTTGGATGCCAGTTACTTCTATCAGTCTTCCATCCTTTAAAGGAAAATCCCCTTTTTTAAAGTCAAATAGAAAGGATTTACCTATCCTTGGTAAATCCTTTTTATCATCGGTTTTAAATTGTAGTTTTGTTATTTTAGGAAGCATTTTAGCTTCACCACCTTTTGATATTTTGTTTACTTTTAATGTTAATTTCTTTTCATTGTATTTGTTTATAGATGTACGCCCTTAAAAGTTTAATTTCCGGTCGTGGCCACTGAGAATCCTTTTGGCTCATGTAATAAACCTGTTTTAAATTAAATAATCAAAAGGATAAACAGGTTTATAAAAATCGCTCAAAAGGAAACCTCAGAGGCCACTTCCTTTCTTAAGTTTTATTGGTGTATATCTATATAGATTTCTAATAATAAAGATTAATAAAAAGAAAAGAAAATGACTTCAATAATTTAGTAAGAAAACTATCTGAAAGATTTTGATTAATTCTTGTCGGATTGCACGTTCTTTTTATTAATTTTTATACTTCGATACCTACATACAACCAAATGTTATAATATAAATACAATCATTTGGTTGTACATGACTATTTATATATGTCATTCTTTTAAGCTTTAGGGGGAGTTTCAATGAAAAATTACAATGACATCATAAGAAAGTTAAGGGAAGATAATGACTTAACTCAAGTTCAAGTTGCCAAGGTCTTAGGTACTTCTCAGCAAATATATTCACGTTATGAATTAGGTATTAGAGAATTACCTATCAAGCATCTTATTAAGCTTTGTAAATATTATGGTGTTAGTGCTGATTATGTTTTGGGGTTGAAAGATAAAAAGGAATAAGTATTGTTCCTTTCCCTTTGTTCCCATCATCATATTCTTTTGTATTTATTATTTATTTTTAAGTAAGGGGCTACTTTTTCATACATACAACTTTGCTTTAAATAAAAATGAATTTTCTTATATTCATTATTTATTTTTAAATATGTTTTTGAATCTTCTTCGTACTCTATTGTGATATTGTAAGCATAATAGTAATCGTAGCCTCCTTTGTATACGGTTCCTTTGTAGCGGTATACTCTGGTGTCGCTTGCTGGTCGGGTTACTGTGCCAGTGTAAGTACCGGAACATGCTAAAGATACTGTAAATATTTCCCCTATTTCTTTAGTTGGTAATATTGCATCAATCTTATCTAACAGTCTAAACATTATATCAGAAGTAACTTCAATTGTTGCTGTCAATGTTCCAATATATCCATTTCTATCATACTTCTTAGTATTTGTTAAGTTATAAGAGACTTGAACACTTTTATCTTCAGCTACTTTTTTTTCTTTAGCTGTTATATATACAATCCCATCTTCACTTACTGACTTACTATGCCCCGGCGTATAACTTCCACTATACAAATACCTACTCAATGTCCCAGTATATCCATCTTTATTATAATTGGAAGAGGTTTGTCCTGATACATACTTACTGTACTTCTTTGAATCATATACCCGTCTTACATAATTACCGCCAGAAGCATTTATTTTTACTTGCTGATTGTCAATCAACTCATATGTTACATTTCCAGTATCTGCGGTAATATTTTTAATCTTTCCTAGATTTGGAATCGTTATTGTTTTGCTTTGGGATGAGCTTGAGGAATCTCCACTTGCTGGTAGTCTAATGCTTAATATTTGCATTAATTATCACTCTCCTATATAGATTACTAAAGTTCCATTGGGCTCACCATCTTCGTTGTTAATTTCAGTTGATTGTATTTTAACTTTAGCAATTCCACCTTGGGATGTTAACTCAAACATTTTTAAATCCAGGTTTGAAATATCATCGGCATTTTTCTTCACTGTTTCGGTTGTTCTTCCTTCTCCAGCCAAGGAATCAATAGCTCCTTCTTGGATACCATCTAGTTTTTCCTTATCCTCTTTAGACATTCTACCATCTTGTGTACTACTGGCTTTTTTAACTATTTCTGTATCAATTATATCCATATTTCTATTTTGGATATCTATATTAAAGTATTCATTTGCTAATGGTTTTTCTAAATTAATATTAGTTGTATAATCTGGCATTATCTCACCTCTCTCAGTTCAGTATATCTATACTTGTTCAACTTATTATCAGTATGGATAGATAACTTTTCTTTTCATTAATAAATAGGTAAAACTTAAATAAAGGTTAAACATTCTTGTTTTACCTTTTTCAAAAGAATGACAGAAAACTGCTTTTCTGTCATTTTATACTCTGTTAACTATATCTTAAGTCTACATAATATACTTTTGTCGTTACATATTTTTTATTATTTTTATCTTTTTTTGATTTATATAGCCAATAGATTTTATTATACTATGGTAAATAACCGCATATGCTAAAACATTTTTGTTTTTATATAAATGCCTTGGTTAGTAACTGTTAAATAATTTCTTGTACTGCATTTTGATACTCAGCAACTTTTATATCTTCAACCTTAAAAGCTTCGCCAGTATTAGGATTTATTTCTTGATTTTTTATTTTTCTGACCAACATATCAACAATGATTTGCTTAATCACCTATATTACCCCCTCTGAAGAAAGTATGTAGTTTTCAAGTTGTGATACTTTTTCTTCTAATAATTCTTCTTTAGTTTTTGGAATATCTACATATTTATAATATAAACCATTAACTTTATCATAATATAATACTGCTTTTTTACCTTCTTGTTGCTGTGGCTGGGGAATGTCTAGAACCTCTATTCCTCGACTTCTTCTTTCTTTACTTAATTTTTCAGGCTTTTTATGAATTAAACCTACTTTTCCTTTTTCATCATAAAATACTATAGCCATTTTATTACCTCCTATTATTTAATTACCATTTTTCAGAAAAAACACCATATAAACCTGGTGTTGTCTTTACACAATTTATTCTATTATTCCTTGGTAAACTAGATATTAAAATTTTGTTTTTATCTAATTCATATAAAATATTATCATCTCCTCCAAAATATATACTACCAGATGAATTTACTGAAACACCTCTATTTCCACCAGATGTTGAATAAGTCCATATTTCATTCCCATCTTTATTAATTTTTTTAAGACCATAAGGACCATTTACAATACAAGCATAAATATTTTCATTATTATCAATATCAATTCTATATGGACTATTATCAAGAGGTACTTCCCATTCTTCTACTCCATCAGTATTTATTTTAGATAATGAACCAATTTGACTAGCACTGTATATCGTTCCTGTAGGTGTTACTGCTAAATCATAAATACTATCTGATTGTTTCCTAACTCTCCATATTAAATTTCCATTATTATCAAATTTTGTAATGTAATCATCATTGTCACCGACATAAATATACCCTTTATTATCAATAGAAACACATGAAAGTTGTGTTGAACCTCCTATAAAATATCTCCATATTTCACTACCATCATCTTTATTAACTTTATAAAGTATCCCATCTCTATCTGCAGCATAAATTTGGCTTTCGCTATCTATAGCTACCCCTCTAATATAATCAATATCTACAATAGGAGAAGTCCAGATCGCATTTCCATTTGTATCATATTTTATTAATTTTTGATACCCACCTACAACAATAAATTCATTAGGGTCTGTAATTATAGTATGAATATTAGCACCTGATAAAGCCCATTCTTCTGTGTAATCTGGATATAATTTTCTAATCTTATCATCAAGTAAATAAACAATAAAATCTGATTTTGAAAAATTAACCCACTCAATACCATTCCAGTAATGAGCAACTTCAAACACCCACTTACTTTTTATAGTATCCCAATATTTAAAGCTTCCTAATTTAGAATAAATTTTTAACCAAGCATTTTCCCATATTTTTAAGTAGTCTGTGGAAATAGTATCTAATTTTTTAATATCATGATATACTATTAACATCTCTGTTTCACTTCTACCTATAAACTGCATACCTTCTGTAACATCTACTTTTAATTCTATCTTAGGGTTTATACTCACCCACCCATACAAATCATTTTCAGCAGGTGGATTATCTGGTTCTCTGAAAAATATTTCTCCTATACTTTTGTCAGTTTCTATCCATATATCACCTACATTTTCAGCAGTGGGGTTTTCTAATTGTGTAAATACTTTAATTACCTTTTTACCTTTAGGTATGCAATCAATGCCAATACCCAAATCTTTAAATATATCTATATTTTTTTCTATACTCATTAACTCACCACCCAGTTTCTAGTAGTAACCAAACCATCTTCATTATAAGTAAGTGTCCATATTACTGTTTTTAAAAGTGTTGTACCATCATCCTCATAATATTTTTCTTCTATTCTTTGATAAAAACCATTAGCATCTGGGTTACTTGCATCTACTTGTAAATATAAGGAGGCATCTTGTTTTGTGTATTGAGTTTGGATTGGTCTCCCTTCTGTATCTGTACAAGTAACATTAAAGTTATAATTCGCCGTTAACTCAGCCAACCCTGTATTAACTTCCTTCTCCAACTCACCTATTCCCACATCAATCCTTCTAAGCTCCCCATCCAAAATATCCATATTCTCATTCTGATCATTTACGCTATATTTTTCCTTTATATTTGGTTTCTTAAGATTATAGTTGTCTGTATAATCTGCCATTTGTTATCACCTCACTATTTTTTCATTATCTATACTAATGAGCATGTAGAATAACCTCTAATCTTTCATGGCTAAAATTAGCCATTCTTTCATGGAAAATTCCTTCGTCTTCATTGGGCAGCTTGACTGTTCTTAGTTCTTTGTTGGTAAAGGCACTGAGCCATCCAAGATGATAGCTATGCAAATAACTATTAGTATTGTAGGTGAACTCAAGGTCAAATGCTAGATGAGCTGGTTTTATCTCCTCTATTGTTGCTTTTAAATCCTCTAGGTTTGGGGGGAGTCCCTTTGTTCCTACAAATTTTATTTTGAAGCTGTAGTCTGGATTATTCTCTATTACTTCAACTTCTCCATTGGAGTAGCTTTCTGCTGTGTTTTTAATTAAATTTACTGTAACTGTTCCATGGCCCCTTAGCTTAGATTTTATTATGCTTCGCCTGTGTTCCTTCAGTTTGCTGTTATTTATAGGCAAGCCCAATTCCTTTTCCCATCTTTCCAGTGTGAAATCCGATTTGTCTATAAAAAACTCGTTTAGAGTCTTTACTATTTGATCACTGAATTCTTTAAGCTCTAGGTCTTGGGTATTTGTTACGTCGGTAATTACCTTACTCGTGGCATAATAATTGGGTAGATAGCTCATCAGTTTATTCGACATTTGTTATCACCCCTAATACTGGTACATCAGTATTACTTAATACTATGTTTGAGTTTCCATCATTTAAAGTTAAATTAGAATAATCCATTACTCCCTTGCTTTGAAAAATCAAGCTTCCTATTTGGGCATAGCTAACATAATCTTCTACAAAGGCTATTTCTTTTAAATATTTTCTTATGCTCTCTTCTATATTTTCTAATACCTGGTCCATGGTGTAGTTGTTTGTGTCAATGGTTAATCTTACTTTAATATCTATAGACAATTCTGAGGCACTTTCCACTGTTACATCGGCTCCTATTGGTCTATTTTCTTCTATATGTTTTTTCACCTCGGCTACAAGCTCCGGCTCTGCACCTGTTTTTTCTGAATCTATTATTACTACCTTTACTGTTCCATTATTTCCATCCCAAAGGGGAAGGACTCTAGCATCACCTACACCGGGGACTTCTAATGCCCAGTTTTTGTAATGGTTCTTATTCCCCGAGGTTGCCGGTGTTCTTACTTTGTTATAGTATCTACTTCTAAGCTTCTCATCGCTTTCTCCATTGTATCCATTTGTCACTGGATTTGGATTTGTTACGCTAGTTAGTCCTGATATTGTAACGGGAAAATATTTAATAGCTCCCACCGGTACATTTCCTATTGCTCCAGCTTCTTCACATTCTACTGGAACATTGGCTTCCTTTGAAGAATCTATTGTTTTACTTTCTGTTATTATATAGCTTGCAGCATCACTTGCCACTTTAGTTCCCTTTTCAATAGTTACTCCCTCTAAGCCGTGTATTGTTACTATTGTCTTTGCCTTTGTAGGAGGATTTCTACTTATCCCCTGCTCTGCTGCCTTTCTATCAAGGTTTTCTCCTGTGGCGGTTTCTACAAAGCCCTGATCCAGTATCTTATTTTGATTCATATATGCCTTTTCCAACTCTATTGCCAGGGCATTTATTACATCATGAAAAAAGCTGCCCTGGGATTTGTCGTATTCATCACTTATCTGGGACAGCATTCGATTTTTTATTTCTTCCCTTGTCACAGTCTCACCACCTTGTCTATAACATAATATTGCTGTTCATTGGTTGTTGGTATGAGCAGCACTTCATCTTCTACTTTTAAGGAATCTATCCATTTTATTTTTCCTGTGGTTTTTTGCTGGGTATTAATATTTAAGCTTGCCAAGCTATGGTCGTGGGAGCCGTGGTCTCCAACGGAAGCACTATTAGTTTGACCTGCATTACTCTGGGAAAGCTGTATTTGACCTTCCAGAGAAAATTCCCTCTCATAATCCTTTAAAATATGGCTTGCAAATATCAGATGGTCTTTTCCAAGTATTATCTTTTCCCCTAGGGCAATTTTGATTTCAGGTAATGGACTTATTACCTTCCCTATCTGGGGCCCTAGGTAATATTTATTGTCTCTTTCCTTAAAGAGCATTGCCAATTCACTTATGCCACTCATTATTTCACCTCCAAGGTCAGCTGCATACGATGTATGCCGTTTTTCAATGTATGGTTTGCACTTTTAATTAGATATTGTCCCGTGATACCGGTTATTGGCTCCTCTATCTCAATAATTCTCTCTGCTCTTACATTGTCATTCCCTATCATTTCCAAGGAGTTGTCCTCAAATATTTTTCCTAATTCCTCAAGCTTTTTCTTTGCTATATTTTTTGCCTGGGCTTTATCCTTTTTATCTACAGTTTTGACCTCCTGTAATAGTCCATATTTATCTATCAAGTCATTTTTCTTTTCCTGGGCTATTACCTTATTATCAAATACCAGCTTGATACTGTTTTTCATATTCTCTATGGTTCTTTTTCTACTTGGGTTTGATATAGAGCTTAAGATATCATAGGGCTGAATATTGTCGGCCAGCTTGAAGGCTGCCTTTATTATTAAATCTTCCTGCTTTGATATATATAGTTTCCCTTGTTTCATTTCCAATCTGTATTTGATTCCCTGTTCGTCCTCTGCGATGGTAATGATCTCTTTTATAATGTCGCTGATTAATCTTTCATTGAATATCTTATTTATTATTGTTGGAATCTCTGTAATACTACCAATGGGAACTTCAAAGTCCTTTAGTATTGTTTCTATTGCCTTTTTTGCCGGTACCCTATTGAATTGATAAATTCCACTGCTTTTGTTTAGATAAAAGGCATAATCGAAGGAGGTATAGCTTACTGCTCCCCTGCCATTTCTCTGCTCCGACACTACTATGCCTCTAAAGATTTCTTCTTCATTTGTAAGGGATATTATATTTCCTATATCTACGGGATTCATGGGAAAGTATCTGTCATCATTAAATGCTATATTAAAGTCCAACTGCTCTCCCAGCTCATTTATATCACTTCTCCACTGTATATCTCCAAGCATGGGGGTAATATTTGTTTGCAGATTGTTAGATATATTAAAAAGTTGATGCATATTATATCCCCCTTTGGTCAAGCTCTATAAATTTGAACTCACTTAGTGTAATAGTATAATATATATCTCCTGTTCCATCCTGCAGTCCATATTCAAAGGATTCTATACTGCAGGGCATATTGATAATATCCCTTGAAGCTTCGGATATGATTAGTCTTATGGGAACCCTTTCTTCCTTCCACTTTTCTATTGCTTCAACATACTCCCATCCCTTGTATTCCTTATTTCTTAAGAAGGAATAGTCCCTATTGGGGAAAAAGGATTGAAGGGATATTGATTTTAATGTAGGCATTCCTATTAGTTTTATTTCCCCCTGACTTATTACATCATAGGTTTCATTCTTCATTCCCGATTGTATTTTGAACTCTGCTGGAAGGACGGGAAGCTTTATTACCTGCTGCCTATTGTTTATTGATAAAAATATATCCATTTTCCAGCCCTCCTTTATGCCACACTTATATTTTTCATTCTAAGCTTTATTTGTGGAACTAGTTCGTCCATGATTTCTTCTGTTGTTTTATTCATTCCACTTATGTTTATTGTGAAGTTATTTTTTGTTGAGTTGTCTATTGGGCTGCCCTGTAGTTTTGTTTGAACTACTTCGCCGTTATGCTGTATTTGGGCCTGCATATCCTTTGAAGGTAAAGGGGTTTTTCTGTATATATCTTTTGTGTTTTTGTGGCTTGGCTTTTTAAATATGTTTTTGATTGTGTCTCCTAATAATTTTCCTGCTTCCTTTGCTCTTTGTATTGGTTTTTTATAGATATCTGTATAGCTTTTCAGTGCTTTTTTTATTGGAGCTGGTGTTTTTTCCTTAGCTAGATTCATGCCGGATTTTATTCCTTTTTTCATGAATCCCCATGTATTCTTTCCTGCCTTTGATACTGAGCTGCCTATAAATCCAGCTGCTTCACCTACCCAGTCAGCTCCTTTACCTACCAATTCAATTCCTTTGCCTGCTCCTTTATCCAGCCCATCTGTAAAAGGTTTACCCCAGCTCTTATCCTTTAAGAAATCATAGGCAGCTCCTCCTACAAAGCTTATGGCCGATGTAACTGGTGCAATGGGAGTAAAATCACCTGCAAAATCCAATGCAGCCATGGTTTTTTTAAAATCACTTTCATCGGTCATCATGGTATGGACATTCATTGCTGCACCTACTGGAGAAAATGCTTTGGTAAGGCCCTTGACAAATTTGTTGCCACCTATATTCTTTATTTTCCCAAGGATTTTACTGTCAGATATTTTATCCATAATTCCAGCAGCCTTTGGATTATTAATTTTTTTCATACCCTTACCCATCAGTTCACTGCCCTTTTTAGTTATATCATCTAAGGAGTATTTATCTATATTTTTTGTTACTTTTTTTGTTGTATCTTTAAATTTAACAGCCTTGTTATACATGGCTTGAGCCAGTGGATTACTACTTAACTTTTTCATTTGTTTGGGACCAGCTTTTCCTAAAAATAGATTTTTGGTTCCAGTCTCTACCACATGTTTTGTGGCATTTGCATATTTCGTTAAATCCTTTTTTACTGCCTTTCCAGCAAAATTAACCATATTTTCAACCACTTTTCCTGCTTTAGGGGCAAATTTATTGTTAATAAGATTTGAAGCCTTGGTAGATTTTTTTAATGTAGGACTTATATATTTTTGCATATCATCAACATATCCCAATGTATTTTCTACAGTCTTTTTTGTCTTTTTAAGTTTTCCAATGAAATTTAAAAATAGATTTTCACTTTCATTGGCTTCCTTTTTGTTATCATTATTTTTTAATTTTTTTCCTTGTATTATATCGGTCATAGATTTTGCTAAATCTAGCTTTCTCTTTGCTCCAGAATCCCAATCCTTCATCTTTGTATTTATTTCTTCTAATTTATTCATAGATTCCTTAAATCTATTGGATTTAAATATACCTGTTAGTACTGTCATCTTTTCACCACCTTTTGAATGAAAATAAAAATTACCACGGGAACGCCTGAGTGGTTCCCATGGTTTGTATATTGGGGTTATTGGCTAAACTTCATCATCTTTTCTCTTTCTTTTATTTCTTCCTCATAAAAAGCCATTATTGTTAATAGCTCGCCCTTTGGCATATTGTATAGAACAGAGGGTCTTATTCCCTTTTCCTTCCAGTAGTAGTACATCATTTGGGTAAGTCCATCTGTTCTTATGAGTTTTTTATTTCTTCAACGGCTCCTCCATCAAATCCGCTTAAGTCTCCTATTATGTTGTATAGGGTTATTATTTCACCGGGAAGGAGTATTTTTCTAATTAAATCCTTTGGAGTATATACCTTGAATTTATCCATTAGCTCCTTGGATTTAAACTTTGGATCTTTAACTCCTTCTAAAATCGTCATGAGCTGAAGCTCAGAAATATTTATATTGTCCATATCTTCATCCATGGACATTTCCTGGATTTCTTCCATTTTATCCGGGGATAATGCCTCCACCTTGAAAATCACCTTTTCTCCTGTCAGCCCTGATAATCTCTTCATTTCAACTTCCTTTGAAGGCTTTTTAAGCTTGCTTTCATCTAGCTGAAGGAGCAAATCTAATGTACTCATTTATATTCCTCCTATTCCGGTTGAATTAAATCCATAAAATCATAGTCTGTAAATGTAAAGGGGCATTCTACCTTTCCCAATGCCTTTGTTTCAAAGTTCATCAGTGTTAAATCGTCAAAGCTTACATCCTTTAATACTATTCTTTCAGCCTGGGCATCTACCGTATCGGGATCGGCCAATTTGGCAAGGACAGTAAATCTTACGTCCTTACCCTTTTTGATGCTTTCTCCAAGCTTTATCATCATTCTTGAATTTACCTTATGGATTTTTAGGGTTCCCTTTCCTTCCCAGCCAGTTACCTTTGTATCCTTGGCCAGTACACCACACATATTTACATCTTCTTTTTTTAGGGTAATCTTGGCTTCAAGTCCTGTTAATTCACTGATTTTATCTCCATCAAGCCAGATTTCTCCCCATGTACCGTTTACCACTCTATTTCCAGATATTTTATTTACCATATTTCTCTACCTCCTACATATATATTTCCATTTGTAAATCTTCCATAGCGTCTAAAAACTTCACCTTAGCAGTTGCAAACACTTTGCTTCCAGTGTTGTATTCCTTAATTTCCTGGGGCTTTAATGAATCTACGTCTACGCCCCTAGACAATAGATATGTTCTTTGTGTCTGTATATCTATTTGGGCCTTGTTGTCATAGGCACTATCTAATACTTCTAATCTTTCTAACTCTTCAAAATATGCATTCACAGCAGATAAAAATAATACCTTGTGGTCATAGGAGTTGGTGATTTTACCAACATAGGAGCCATCAAAGGTATTTCTAATATCATCCCTCATTAAATCTACTGCATCTACAATCTTGATCTTCTTAAATTCTTCTCCCTTTGCTCCATCTAGACTAGTAAGGGAGTTAACACCTCTACCTATTTTGATTTTTGTTCCATCATTTACGAGGATCAATTTACCACCATCTATATCAGCATCGGGGTCTGTAGATGCGGTTACAGCTTCTACTTCACTTAATTGGTAATAGGTAGCACTTCTTGTAAAGGGGAGCCCTGCTAATATACCTGCTATTCTACCGGTATACTGGCCTGCACTATAAATTTTATCTTTAACCTTTATACTCTCTGTTGTAAAGTTAATAATTCCTTCATGATCCCCGGCAGCATTTGGAAGTACAGCCTTGTATGTCTTCTTGTTTGTATCTCTCTCTGTTTTAATCCAAGATACAATATTTTCTGTATTTCCTTCTTCAATTCCTGGGACTGCTAGATAGTTCCACTTCTTATTTTTTAGTCTAGCTAAAGCCTTTGAGTAATCGGTGTCGGCCTTTGCTATTCTCTCTACGATCACCTCTCTAGGTGTTCCCATAAAGGTTTTTTCAATATAGTCCTTGTTTTCTTCTGTCCAGTCTTCAGAGTCCACTTCCTGTACTGATTTGTATAGCTTTGTGTCAAAATCCTTTGTATCGTCCTTTAAAATCAATGCCACAATACCCCTTGCACTACGGTCAATAGCAGTTGTTCCCTGTGTTTTAAAGTTTATAAGTATCTCTGGTAATCCCATTAAAATTCCTCCTTCATTTGTAATTCTTCCATTAACTGATAATCTTCATAATCATATGCCTCTGTTTCATCTATGCTGTCTGTGAAATCAATGTTAAAGCAGAATGTTAAAATTCCATCTATTATCATGGTTTGAATAATCCCCACTGTAAGCTTTCTATTGTTCACAATCATAACTGAATCAAATATTTCATAGATTTTATCTGCACATTCAAGCTCCTCTTGATTCGTTCCCTTTAAGGAATAGAAGCTTATTTCTACATTGATAGATTTTCTTCTATGGTATTTATTTTCCATGGACATAGAAGTAGGATATACCTTGACTAATAAAGCAGGCTTTGAAAATCCTGATTCATCTTTTTCACCATAGATGTTGTAGCTCAAAAAGCCATTTGTCAGCTTTTGAATAATTGTATCCTTTATTTCTACCAGCTTAACTTTCACCACTTCCTTCCAATATAAAAAGCACCCGATTATCGAGTGCTTTTCATATATCTTAGTATTCAATTGAATGCTTCTATAATTAGCTAAATTTAAAACTAAGCGCCTAGTTTGAGAAGCTTCTTAAACAATTTGTTCAATTTATGAATATTCATGTGCAAGTTATATAACTTTACAATACAATATTACCACAGTTATATAGTAAAAAAAAGGAACAAAACGGGAAGTAAATCGGAGGTTAAAAATATTAAGTCATATTTTTTTAAGGAAACTGCATAGTAAAATTTAGAAAAAATAATAGTATGAGACTAGATAGACTGGTACAAAACGTACTGGTCTATTTTTGCAGTTCTCTAACATAAGTATAATCCCATGAGTAGATTACTAAATCATCATACAATTCAGTAAAATTAAAGATATGTTACAAATTACATTTTTGTCATATTATGACAAATAAATTATATTTGATATGATATAATTCATAATAATTAATTAAGAAAGGAGAGATTTAGCATTGAATAAAATAAGACCTCCAAATGAAAAAATCACTTTCTATTAAAAAACCTAAATATGTTTTTCAATAGAAAATGACAAACTATTAGTAATTTAATTATACCATAAAAACAAAAAATATCTAACTTTGTACATAATAGTTTAGATAAAAATAATCATGAACTATATCAGATTATAAAAATAAATTTATAGGAGGAATATAGAATGTTAAAATCTAAAAAAATAGTTTCAATGGTTTTAGTAGTAGCTATGATAATGGCTATAAGTATAAGTGCATTTGCAAATGAATCATCAGTAAAGGTGAATAGTAGCAAAATATTTGCTTTCAATGACTCAGATGTTGAAAGTTATGATGAAAAAATACCACAAGTAAATTATCGAAATGACATTAATGGATATGACAAATTTGTTTTTAAAAAGGGTTTAAGTACAAGAACTACTGAAGAACCATCATCAGAGTGGGATTGGTCTGAAGGTGCCTATTCAGTTAATGGTAGTTCAAACTCAGCAACATTATACACAAATTACTATTTTACAGGCGTAGTTGGAAGAACTTTTGATTTCACAGCAGGTTCATCCAACAGAATTACAGTTGATTTAGTTCATAAAGGATGGATTTTCCAAACAGTTGTTAGCACATGGACTATTGATGCAGGTGAAAGTAAAAGTGTAGAAATTAAAGAGTCAGACCTTGATGGGGAATCAAAAGATGGAAAGTATTATTTTAGATTTAACTCCAACCCTCTTGGTAATTCTTATTCAGTAACAGGAACATTTGAATAATAGCATAATTGACCATATATATAATAATATTTAAAAATAATTATTTAGAACTACTGCCTGTTTTCCTAATAGGCAGTAGTATTATCTTTTATGATTGGAGTTTAATATGAAAAGTGAGATTAGTTCAAAAAGAGCGATTAATAGCTTTCAGTTAAAAATTTTAGGCCTCCTTTTTATGACATTTGACCATATTGCAGCATACACATTTAATCTTTCAATTGGTTATAATAAAATTAGAATAATAGGACGTGTTGCTGCTCCACTTTTTTTATATGTAATTATAAATAGTTTCCACAATACTAGAAATAAGTTGAAATATGCATTTCGCTTGTATATTGCTCATGTATCAATTTGTTTAACAACTTTACTCTTAACTACTAAAGGCAAGAAATGGTTTGGAATTCATGATCAATTTAGTATTCTTTCTACTTTTGTATACACTGTATTGTTTATTTGGCTGATAGAAAATATCATTGAAGCTATAAAGGAAAATAAAAAAAGAACAGTTCTTTCTTATTCTTTATTAGGAGTTGGAATTGTCGTATTACCAGTTATACTATTGATTTTGTTTTCACAATATGAGGAGCTATTAACTATTATATTTCCAAATGTTTTAACAGTGCCATATTCGCCTATTTTTGTAATAATGGGTATTTGCTGGTATTTTATTAAAAATAGAAAGTGGCAAGGAATTACATTGATTATTTTTTCATGCTTTGCTGCAATAGGGGGACACATAATTAGTAGAGTGGGAATTTGGATGTTTATGAATTTTTTCAATTCTAATCAATTTTGGATGATTCTTTTTCTTCCATTCATGTTTTTGTATAATGGTGAAAAAGGAAAGTCTTTTAAATATTTTTTCTATATCTATTATCCACTCCATGTTTTTTTACTAATGTTTATTGGACAACAATTGAATTTTTAAAAGAATGTTTTATTAAATTTTTTTCGATTAATATTATTATAAAACCATTCAGATTATAGATCAGAATTTTATATCATATATTACTGGTCTATTTTCTATTTGACAAACATTGGGACGATTCTAATGTTAGGCTGCCGTCCACTTGCTTTATGAATTACATAAACACTAATACCTGTAATTCTTGATATTTCTCTTACCTTTTATCATGCCCTTCCTGGCATTTTATTTTACTCTTTCTTTTTTTATTCCATTTTAAAAAAATGTTCATTTATTAACACATCCCTAGGGGTTAAAAGAGAACAAAAGCGATAAAAATTATTAATGCTATTATTTGAGCAAATTGCATAATTACCTTCCCAAAAGATTATCTACTACATATAGTTTTGAAATCTTCAAAGCCATACCACCGAAATATATTTAATTCTAAATAATTAACTTAAGGATAATATTCGCATATGCAACCCAGCCAAATTAGAGTTATGCAATTTCCTCATTTAATAACTATTATAGTAACTTATAGAAGAATTAAAATCATAAAAAATTTCAATTGGTAAAGGTTTGTCAATGTATATATAATAAGAATGGCGTAGAAAACCACAAGGAGACATGCAGTCAATCTGAAAAATGGATAGTATTAGGGTATACCGTTATATATAGCTTAAGTAGAATAGTTAGAACATTTACAAAACCAAATGACAAAATAGTAATACAAATACCAGTGTATCCCCCCTTTTATAATATTATGAAAAAAGTAACCGTAAAGCCATATATAATCTATTAAAATTTTATGGAAAAATTTTCTACGCCTAAGCTTTGCATGTGCTAGCTATGTTAAACTGTAATGAAATTTAAGGAGGAAATGATAATGAAATTTAAAAATAGTTTATTAACTATATTAATTATGGTCTTAGTAGCATCAATGATATTTAGCGGATGTCAAAATCAATCAGCAGCAAAAAAGTCAGATGAAAAAAGAACCATTATTGTTGGAACTTCCGCTTCATACTATCCATGGGCATTTAAAAAAGATGACGTAGTACAAGGCTTTGAAGTAGATGTATGGAATGAAATAGCTAAAAGAAATGGATATAATTTAGAGTTTAAACTAGCTAAATTTAGTGGTTTAGTTGGTATGTTGGACGCTAAGAAAATCGATACAATAGCCCATCAAATGTCAATTACAAAAGAAAGATTAGAAAAATATGACTTTACCGAGCCATATGCATATAGTTATTATGATTTTGCAGTAAAAACAAATAGCGAATTTAAAACTTTGGAAGATTTAGAGGGTAAAAAAGTTGGATGTTGGCTTGGTGGAAATGGAGAAAAGTCTTTAAGAGAGCTTAATGAAAAAAATAATCTAAACTTAAAAATCGAAACATATGATGGTGCTCCCATTGAAAAAGAGGTTGAATTAGGAAGAATAGATGCAAGCTGGCAAGGTGAAATTAAAACACTATCAACTATAAAACAGGCAAATATGGATTTAAGAATGATAGGTGCTAGACCTTTTTATGAAATTAATGCCTATCCATTCTTAAAAAGTGAAAAAAATAAAGCTTTAACACAAGAAATAACTGACACAATCAAGGAAATGCGTGAAGATGGAACCTTAACAGAACTTTCTCAGAAATGGTTTGAACTAGATACCACAGTTAAACCACAAGAATAA